GGTCGGCAAGGCCGCCTGCTATGGACACATCTACCGCCGCGCCATTGCGGCGGGTGAAGGTCAAGCTGCCTATGGTCACGGTATCCCCGACTATGGTCACAGGCTTGCCGTCATAGGTCAGCTCCGCCAACGGGGTGGTATACTTGTATACCGCCCGCACAGCGGGGTATGTGCCTGTGACTATCGCGGCGACTACATCGCCATCAAGATACAGCACGTCCATATCCGTAAGATTGATAGTGCCCTGCACGGGATTGCCTTCGGCATCTGCAAATTTTGCCGTAAAGTACACCACCGTGCCGACTGTAGCAGCCTTGCCCGGTGCAGGGGTATAGGCCGCGCCGCTGGTGGTCGCCACCTTGTCCAGCTTAGTCACGGTCACGGTGTAAGTCGGGGGCGGATTATCCGTGAGTCCCCAGCCCATAGCCATTGCGCCCGTGCATATGCACAGCAGCACAACGGCAAGCACCATTGCAAAGTATCTTTTCATAATTTTAGCCCTCCTTTGGCTTTATAATCTCTTTGATGGTCTCTAAAAAGGCCGCAAGCTTTGATACGCTCGGCAGCCCCGTCATACCATCCACTGCCTCGCGGATACGGTCAAGCTTGGCTTGCAGCTCGTCCCGCTCCGCGCGGTCAGCCTTTATCTTGCGGTTATACGCAAGGATTCTATTGCGCAGTTCGTCCGTCATTCCGTCACCCCCGACAAAAGCATATTTAACGCTTCTTCAAGCACCGCTATTCTTTCTTCTGCCGTGGGTTCGGGCGCGGGCTGTTCTGCCGCAAGCCGCTCAAGCTCCGCTATTTCTTCTGCGGTCATATCGATGTATTCGCCATTTACATATTTTTTCATCGTCTCACCCCTATTACCGTTACCTTGTCGCCATCTTGAATCATAGAAGTATCAGTGAATGTTAGTGTAAACACATAATCTGTTGGCGGAAAGTCAAGCGCTGTTAGCGTTTGTGTTGACAGAACGTGATTGGGGGCGTTAACGTTGTTGTTTCGCAGTGTGGTCGATGAAATAACATTGTTACTAACTTCTGCCGAAAAATCCCAGTAAGCATATCCGTACTCCGCTGCTAAATATCCGCAACCATAAAATTTGTTGACTGGGCCGTTTTTCGCCTTAACATGACACCACACGTTTTGGTTTAATCCACTAACATATGCCGGACGCCGCATAATTACTTTTGCTTTACGCCACACTGCGAAGTCAGCAAGCACATACAATGCCGTATCTGCACGCAGTTCAATATCTGCAATTTTTTCCCATTCTTCCCCGCTCGGCATATCCACCGCCTCCCATTCGGTCGGCTTGCCGTCCTGCACGGTCTTTACCTTGATTATCTGGCCAGGGGTGGCGGCGGTCAGGCCGAGAGATATAGCCGTATCGGCCTTGGCAAGGCTTGTCTGCACATCGTCCGCAAGGTCGGATTTAGGTATGCCGGATGCTGGTTTGGTGTACGCCCCGATATTCTCCCGCGCCTGCGTCTGCTGCTCTTCCGTCAGGGTTTGCGGGGTATAAGTCACAGCGTCCTTGCTACCGCCGCTTTCAGCCGCCTCGTTTATTGCCGCCACAAGGTTGCTCTTGTCCTTCGTGGTCAGGTCGGCAAGATTGCCCATATCTGCCCGCAGCTGCTCCTCCGCCGTGGGCGGGATTGTGGGGAATGGATTACCCTCCGTGCCGCCTGTCGGGGCTACACTGATATGCGCAATGTTTGTGGTGATACGCGGGATTACTTCGCCGTCCCGCGCGGAGTTGCCCACAAGCCATACGCACCAGTCGCCCGCTGTAAGGTTAAGCTGCTGCTTAGCGGTTATCTCCCCGTCTGTCACGGACACTTCATGCACCGTGCAGCCCTGCCCAAACATAGCCTTTATCTTGCGCCCCGTCCAGTCCTCGGTCTCGCACACCACCTTTGCGGTAAGGTACTGCACAGATTCAGCGGCAAGGGGGAGATATTCGGCGGTCAAAGATTGGTGGTTGGCGGTTAGGGTGATATTGTAATCCATGTGTCCTCCTTAGCCATTTTGTAGCTTTACAAGCGTATTTGAGCCCACGCGGTAATAAAGCGCATTATTATACTGGGCATATAACGATATATCCTTGTTTTTGTCATTCGGCGCGCATGCATTTTTAAGCGCCGCCGTGCGCAAAGACGATATACTAATGGATATGTTGGCGCTTCCGTCAAAGTTTGCTGTCCCTTCCACATCGCCAGTCAGTCGGATTTGTCGGGCAGTACTAAGTTTATTCGCGCTGCCTGCGGTGCTTGCCGTCCCTGCATTGATTGCCTTTATTGGCCGGCCTACCACATATTCAACGACATATGTGCCGTTATCCTCCAAAATTCTTACACGATCGCCCGCGTTAAAGACCACGCCGCTGTTGACCTTGTAATGCTTTTGCGATTCGCTGCCATCGTCAAACGCCAGCGTCACCCCGTCGTCATACACGGCTTTTATGGTAGCAAAATTCATTCTATTATCCTCCTTGCTTTGTGCCGCATCTTCCCGCCCGCACGCAGCTCCATGCTCCACGCGGTCTCTTGGTAAATCTCGTTTATGCCAAGCACGTCATGCTCGAATTGGTATACGTCCTTATAGCCATGCATGGGCATAAGCCCCGTGGCAAAGTCTATGCCGTGCAGGTCTGCCTCGGCTTCGATGGCACGACGACGCACATATGCATCAAGCTCCGCCTGTGTGCTTATGTCACGCAGTTCGATTACTTCCGTCACCACTTGCCTGTTTTTGGTGCTTAGTGGCGACTGCGGGTCGGCGTTTTCATACACCGCCCGTATGGGCGCGACTTCGGGGGACGATACATAGGCGACAAATCTGTTTGGCGTGTCAAAGTAGTCTACGGCTTCCTTGGCCTCGCCCATTATCACGCTGTCCTGCTTGGTGCTGTACTTGTACGCGATATCGCTCAGTTCGATGTCTCGCTGTTTACGCGTGATAAAGATTCCGTTTGCGTCGGGGTGTATGGGCGTATAATTTATTGCCGCCAAAAGCTCGTTGATTATGTCCAGCCGATACGCCCCCGGCGCGTACTCTACCGCCTCGGCAATGGTGTCCTCCGCACCCTCGATGTTAGCGCGGGTTATGCCCGCACCGTACAGCACATTAAGCACTATGTCCGTATAGCGCGTCCCTGCCGGATAGTATAGCCGCGTGGATATGCCATCCGTCTTTAGCAGCTGGTTAAGGTCGTATGCTTCCACCGTGCGCGATACCGTCTTAGCTTTCGCCACGCGCTCCGGCGACGACAGCACAAAGACACCCAGCGGCCACTCCGCCCATGTATCCTCCATGCGCAGCCCAAAGACGGGGCGGACACGCGCGCTGAGATAGTCTATCTCCTCGTCGTGCATCTCAAAAGCGGCAGTACGCATTATCGCACTGCCGCTGTCAAAAGTTATAGTGCCGCTGGATACAGTCGTTATGTCGCGTTTGTACTGCAAGTCGCGCCCCAGCAATTCATAGCGCACGCGGATTTGCCGTGTAGGCGCTACAAGCGCCGCTTGTATCTCTGCATCTGTATATCCTGCCCGTGCAAACAGCATCATACCACCTCGCTGTGCTCGACTTCATTTATGAGGAATGACAGATTATATATCATGCCATAGTAGTCCGCGGGCTGGTCGGAGGGGCTTATGCATACGCCGTACATCTTCATGCGCGCATTTCGATACAACACCGTTTTGCGCTGCCGTATCACCCGTTCAAGCGCCTTGTATGCGTCCTTGTCATTTGTGGCAAAGGATACCGTCACAGACCTCTGGGCAAGCTGTCCAAACTCCGCCACGGGCTTCTCGCGCCCTGCGTACTCCATCATGCTAACGTCATAATCGGTATAATACTTGTCCTGCACGTTGTAGCGCACCTCGAACGGATGCGCGGGGTCGTCCACGGGCGTAAGCCATCCCGTCGTCAGCTCAAACGTCGTGCGCTGCTGCGCGCCCTTGCTTTCGCCACTGTCACTTACAGCTATAACCTTATATCGCACTTCGCCATCCATCACAGACCAGTCCTTATATTTTTTTGTCGTGGTGCTGCCGATGCGGATAAAATCCGTGTCGCCGGGGGCAAAGCGGTATATATCGTACCGCAGTATCCCCGTTTGATTATGGCTTATCACTATGTCGATGCTATCTTTTTTTTTTGAAAGCACGAAACTTGGCGTTGTCGGGATTATGTAATTTGCCGTTATGGTATCCTCTGCCCACGCGCTGTAATGCGCCGCTTCGTCCCGCGCCGATACGCGCACGGTGTACTGTTCGCCGTTTTCAAGCGCGACAGGAATGTCATAGAATTGGTCGCTGCTCTCGGCTGTGATGTCCACTATGTAGGTCGCGCCCTTTAGGATTTGCACCTTGTATGCGCTCTGGGCAAAGGTGGTCGTCCATATCAAGCGCGGTTTTGCCGATGTGAAAACGCTTGTCACTATACTTGGCGCGGCCGGTGCTGTGCCGTAGTATGCATATGCTTGGTCGCTGTAATCGCTGGGCGCATCGTCTGTATCTATGGTCTGCACGCGCCAGTAAAAATTACCGCTGGGGATTTTGGCAATCGGCACATCGGCATATTGATTAGTGCTTGTCGTGGTGATGGTTTCCCATGTCAGGCCGTCGCCCGATATTTGCAAATTGTAGCCCTTTTGCGGCAGATTGCTCTGCGGGCTGGAGTTATGCGCCCAGTTGAAGCGCACCACGCCACCGCTCGGCGCGACCGTCTCGCCCAGCACAGGGCTTTTTACGGTCGGGATTTGCGGGCAGTCGGCAATTACTGTTTCTATGTAGCTGCGGTTTGATAGCTCATAGTTGGTATAATCCGTCCAAAAATGCGAATAAAAATCATAAGCATAGTACTCTACCGTGCCGTCTCTATATTTATACGCCACTTTGCCGGGGACACGATTTTCTATTGGATTATTTTCTGGCGTATATGCCGACATCTGTGCAAGGTATATGCTGCCGTCGCTTGGCAAATCTTCCCCCTGTGGTAGCTCGAGCGTTATCCAGTCCCCGCTCGCTATCTCGCTCGGCATGGCGTTATACTCTTTTGCTACGCTCGCATAGCCAGCAATATACCGCATGTAAGCAAAGCTTCTCGCTGGTATCGCTGGCGTTGGATTAACCTCGACCTCCGACGGGAACGTATTTATTGATTGCGTTGTGTATCCATCCGGTGGCGTTACAGATCGGGTAAATCTATTGCCATACTTTTCATTGGATGTACCCAGGTGTAGCTTTATAACGTGGGATATTGCTTTTTTCCCCGTGGGGACAATCAGTCCGCTATAATCAAGCCTTGTTATCCCCCTTATATATTTTTGACATTGTTCGGCAGAGCCGTCTACCCGGATTATGCTGTCTAACCCGATGCCGCCTGTAAAATATGTTTTTATTATCGTTTTTGCCATTATTTTGCCCTTTCTGCCTGCCTTGCACGCTTGAACGTTGCCGTCATTGCCGCCACGGTTTCCATGTCGCGCGATTGCACGGTCAAATAATAATTATTCGTGCCGCCCATGCTGCGGCTGTCCTCTGCGCTGTATACCCTGCTGCCTTGCGGCAGGGATACCAGTTCCGGCCCGCGTTCGCCGACCCACGTCAACCCGCCGGGCCAGTAGTCCGTGCCGTCCGCGTTGCGGCCTATATTTTTGCCAAAGCCGCTGCTCCACGCGCGGGCGCTTGCTCCCTCGTCGCTAAAAACCTTGGCTATGTTTTCGCCGTAGCGCGTAAGGTTGCTGTCGTCAAAGCCCTTGCCGCTGATAAGGTTAAATAGCTGCTTAAACAGCTCTATGACTATGGCGATGGTGTTAGCTACTATGGTCAGCGCGTCGGCCAGCACGCCCAGCGCAAGCGCAAGGGTTTGCAGCACAGGCACGCCATCCTCCGCCGTGCCGAAAAGAACATCAAAAAGCGGCTCGAGCGCGGATACCACGTCAAGCAGCGCGCCGAAAACCTCCAAAATGCCTGAGCCCTCGGCGGCTTCTTGCAGCCGCACGAATAGGTCGGTTCCTTTTTTCATTAGGTTTTCGACTGCCGGAGCCATGCCGACGGCAATCTGATTCTTGAGGGCTTCACCTGAGCGGTTCATTCGCTGTAGCTGGTCGTCAACCGCGCCCAAAGCATCTAATGCCTCTTCGCCCATTACATAGCCTACATTGTGCGCCTCTTGGGTAAGCTCGCGCAAGCCGTCGCTACCGGCTTTTATCAATGGATTCAGGTCGCGCGCGGAACGCCCGAAGATGGTCATTGCTATCGCGTCGCGCTCAGTTTCGTTGCTTATAGCCCCAAGCGCGTCTATTGCATCGCCAAAGACATCTTGTGCATCGCGCAGCGTGCCGTCCGCATTTTGCACGCTAATGCCCAGCTTGTCAAAGGCTTCCGCTTGCTCTTTGCTGCCGCGCCGTGCCGCATCCATGCTCCTTATCATTTTTGATTGGCTTGAAGTCAGCGTATCCAGCGATACGTCCACAAGCTCGGCGGCATACTGATATTCTTGTAGCGCTTCGGTCGATAGCCCCGTCACCACGGATTGCGTAAGTATTTCGTCCGCGTATGCTGCTGATTCTATAGTCAGGCTTATAAGCGCTTTTTCGGCTTCTACAACCGCCGCGGCCACTGCGGCAAAGCTCCCCGCAAGCACAAGTGTCTGCGCATCAAGGTTAAGCATCCCGTTAAGGGTGTTGGTCATTTCGCTTGGCAAGCTTATCCCAAATTTCTCGCCGATATCGTTAAGCGCGTCGCCAAGTCCCTGCGCTTTGTCTGCCGCGTCGTCCTCGCCCTCGCCAAAGTCGTCCAATGCCTTCGTATTTTCGTCAAGCGCGTGCTGTTGCTTTAGCAACGCAGTCTCTGTTTCTACTACGGCCTTGCGCATACGCTGCGTGCGGTCGTCGCTTTCGCCGTAAGCTTGTGACAGCTCTGCCAACCGCTTTTTTTGCAAGTCCAGTTTGTCGCTAAGAGATAAGACTATCTGGTCAAGATTTTCATTGGTCGCGGTCAGGGCTTCAAGGCTTTTTTCGTTGCCCTTGTATTGCTCTTGCAGCTTCTTGCTCTCTGCGCTCAGCACGCTAAGTCCGCTGTTTATTTCCTTAAGTGCTTGCCTGTACTCTTTTTCGCCTTCCGCGACAAATCGTGTCCTAATATTCGGCATCGCTTATACTCCTAAGTATTCTGCAAGGCTTACGGGCTTTTCAGCCTCTTTTGCCTTGCCTATCTCTTTATATGCTGTCAAAATCCTCGCCACGCGGTATGGCGTTGCGGTTGCCCAGAAATCGCGTTCGGGCAGCCGTAACGCCATCACCCACACAGCAAGATACCACGCAAAATTCAGCGGTTTGCCGCTGTCTCCGTTTTTTTTTCTGTGTCCTCGCCGCCCGCGCTTTTCAACGCTTCGGTCACAAGGGGCAGTACAACGCCGCTTATATAGCCCAGTTCGCTCATGGGGATTTCGCGGCCTACCTCACGTACGGTCAGGTCGCCGTCCGTAGCGTCATTTATCATCGCCGTCAAAAATGTCAGCGTTGCCCGTATGGTGCGGCCCCTAAAAGCGCGGGATATGTCGCCGCCGTAGGCTTCTTGCACGTCTGCCAAAACGTTCATATTGCAGCACAGCTTTATTTTTTCTCCGCGCCACTCAAACGGTGCGGTTTTAAGCCTAATGTCGTCCATGCGGCCTCCTTACGCGCTCGCGCCAAAGCAAGCGTTTATCCACGCTATAGCCCCAGCAGCATCGTCAAGCACGGCCACCTCCATTATGTCTTGTGTGTCCGCGTCGCTCGGCAGAAATTGCCCCGTTGTCGTCGGGGTCTGAAATTGTATGTTTTCGCCTTTGGTCTGCAAATTCATTGCGGGCTGGCCGAAAAGCACTTTATGCACAAAGCAAGCCGTTACCTTGTTCGAGCCGTCCCGCATATCGGGCGCATAAAAGCCAAGGCCGACATACTTGGGCGTATCCTTCGCCGTGGTCAAAAGGCTTTTGGTTGCCGTGGTGGATATGGTGCGGGATTTTTCGGTTACGCCAAACATCAGCTTCTGGGCATCGTCGGGTATGTACTTCACGCCCGCGGATATCGTGCCGCCCGTTACCTGTTTCATATATTCAGCAAGTTTGCCTTCTGCATATAGTCTGCCCTCGGCGGACGTAAGATTAAGCTGCACAGTCATAGCGTCGCCCATGCTTGTGGGGGTGTCATATGTCACCGTGCCGCTTGCGTTTTTGTACTCGGCCACTTTCAGGCCGCGCAAGTCAAAAGTAGGCATTTAATTTAGTCCTTTCTCCTTCAAAAAAAGGTTGGTTTTTTGATTCACAAGTTCTTCATATTCTTTTCGGGCTTGTTCTTCCGCTTCTGTCCAAAAGTGTGTGCCGGTGTAGTGTGATCGGCCATAATTCAGGACAAAGGCAATCTGGGCATTGGTAGTGCCCGTCTCCCGTTTCCCCGCCGCTACCACATCTACATACTTTCGCCCCTCTTTGTCTTTGGCTTTTTGGATTTTTATCGACCGCAGTAAGATGCCCGACCCTGGGCGGATGTGCCCATGGCGCAGTATACTTTGTTCTACTTTTTCTTTTGCAATTTCCCCGCCGGCCGCGAGTAAATCGTCCACAAAGTCCGCTATGCCGTCCTCGGTCGCATGCAAGGCGTTTTGTATGGCGTCTATGCCGTCCACATACATCTTAGCCATATATACCGCCTATATGTGTCGCCGTCATGGGGATATGATATAGCCCCGTATCCGGCTCGTAGTCCTCGGCGTTCACGGTGCAAGTCCATCCCGCCGCCTGCAAAAGTCGCTTGATTTCAAGCAGTTTCTCTGCATACGGCACGGTCTTAGTGTAGTAGTCTACCGCGTACAGCACAGACGTTTCAGCCTCGGTTCCTTCGGCGTACAGTGTTGTCGATTGGGTTATAAGCTGATAGGTCACGTACTCGGTCGCGTCGCCCATGTAGGGCGGGTGGCATACGGTGTATTTGTCTTGCAGTATTTCCGCAATCGTCATGCCGTCACCACCCTTTGTACCTTGATTTCCAAGAATTCGCAGCGGTCGTTGACGTTGTTGATGCTTATCACCTCATATGGTTCCGTGTCTCTCTCCCGCCATATGCGGCTTTTGACCGTCACCAACGGCGAATAGCGCATGATTATCGTTGCGGGTTCGCGTAAATGCAGTTCAGCGGCCTGGTATATCTCCGCGCCGTGCGCGTTAACCCACTTGCACCACACAGGCCGCGTAAATGCGTTCACAAATTCCTCGCGGCTAAAGCCGTCCCTTATGGTATATACGGGGTTTTTTATGGTGATTTTTGTTCGCATCTCGCCCGCGTTTGCGCGTGCCGCCATCAAAACCACCAGCCTTTGTATTGCCGCAGCATGGCCTGCGCCGCCGTGTCAACTTCGCTTGTATTTGCGGTTGTTACGGCCTCGCGGTTGGCGTACCAATGCCCAATCAGCAGCAGCATTGCCTGCCGCACCATAAACGGCACATGCCCGCCCGCCGTGTATGTGATAGTAGCATTGGGTTCGTTGACCGTCACCGTTCCGCGCCGCATGTCCGCCGTATACTCCACGGCCTTGCCGTCTACCGTCACGCTGTCAATACTTTTTACCGGGCAACGCGGCAGTTCAGTTGTTCCTGCTGCGTCCGTCAATGCGGTTATTTTCTGCGGTGCAAACGCGCGGCCCGTATAGTTTTCGCAGTATTCCCGCGCCGCAGCGATAAGCGGCAAAATTATCAGCATATCCTCGCTGTTATCGTCGGGGTTAATGCGTAGATGCATCTTTGCCGCGTCGAGCGTTACAGCCTCGTTTATTATTGTTTGCGTCAAAATTTGTGCCGCCATATCTAACCTCCGTTCTTGCGCGGGGCAAAACGCCCCGCGTGTTCATCTTATGAGCCCTTAATTTTAAGGCGGGCAAACGCTTCGCCTACCACGGGCGCGCCGTCGCCAAAGTACTCGACCAGATAGCCGATTGAGTTATTAGGCGCATACAGCTCGTTGAGTACCTGTATGTACAGGCCGTCGCCGTCGCAAATCATATAGCCCGTCCTAAAGTCACCGTATACCGCGGCGTACTTGCCCGCCGTGTAGGTATTAGGCGCGTATTCGCTCATGTACACCGGCGCTCCGAGCAGCCTGTCGGGCTGTCCCATCTGTACGGACGGCTGCCATATATACTGGCCGTCGCTGCCCTTGAGTTTGGCCAGCGTCTTGCACAGGTCGCGGTGCATCACCCAGGACGCATTGCGCGTATACTGCCCCTTAACCGCGTACTTGGTTTCGATCATATCGTCTGCGGTTATTGCAGCCGCGGCGCTTGTAATGTCGCGGGCTTCGGGCACTCCGTTCGCGCTTGCGACAAAAACGCCGAGCGGGCCGTTAGTACCCGCGCCGTTCATATAGGCGTTCTCCTGCGCGGCTTCAACCTTGTAGAGTATCCTGTCAAGCACCGTCTGGTCGGGCGAGGGCGCATGCCGCATAAGGGTTCGGGATATCTTTATCAGCTTCGCAAGGCGCTGGGGTTTGAACTCCCTGCGACCAAACGCAATAGTTGCTTCTTCGGGCGCCGCCGCAATTTCGGTCGTCCATTCGATGTCGGACGCATCGGCGGTGAGCGTCGGGTAACCAAGGCTCTGCGCATTGCCGATGGGGCCGACAACATCACAGATCTGGCGCATGAACATGTCGTTTTTAAGTCCGGCTATCAACCTGTTCACAAATTCAACGGGGGCGGTCAGATAGCCCGCGTTGGCATTCGTGCCGAGGGTCTGCGTGGTGTTGCGATACGCGGCTATGTCGCCCTGATCGCCCCTCAAGGCGCGGCCAAACATTTCGCCCACTTTGTTCTTTGCATTATCCTGCGGCTTTTCGATGATTTCTCCGGCAGCCCGCTCGCGCTCAAGCTGCTTCTGTTCGCGGGTTATGCTCGCATTAAGCTTGTCAAATTCTTTTTCAAGCCTGTCATACGTCGCCTTATCGTCCGCGTTCATTTCCTCCGCATCATTGCGGTTCATCACCTCGCGCAGCTGGGCAGTTATCTTAGCCCTTTCCTGCATCATCTCATAAATTTCTTTTGCCATTTCATACCTCCAAAATTTTTAATCTCATGGCCTTAAACCTTTCGCGCTGTTCCGCCAGCGCTGCGTTTGTTGTATCTGTTGTGGGCTGGATTTCTCCCCCATTATCAGGCTCATTTATATCGGGCGCGTGCTTATAGCGGGCAAAATACTTGCCCGCGTTTGCGCACGCCGCTATTTTTTTATTCTCAATCAGCTCATCCGCAAAGCCCGCTTCCTTTGCTTCCTTGCCGCTCATCCACGTCTCTGCGCTCATCATGGCCGCTATTTCGTCCTTGTCTTTGCCCGTGCGGGCGGCGTATATGTCCGCAATCTGCCCGTTAAGGCGTTCAAGCTCGTCGGCGGTTTTTCGCAAATCCTCTGCGCCGCCGCCTGTATATGTCCATGCGTTATGTATCATCAGCGTTGCATTTTCGGGCATTTTTATGGTGTCGCCCGCCATTGCTATGACGGATGCGGCGGAGGCTGCAAGGCCGTCTACATGGACGGTCTTTTCCGCTTTATGCCGCTGCAAAATGTTGTAAATGCTGAATCCTGCAAAAATGTCGCCGCCTGGGCTGTTTATGTAGACATCAAGCGCGGATATATCCCCAAGCGCCGCAAGGTCTTTCTGGAATTGTGCGGGGGTTACTTCGTCACCAAACCACGACGTATCGCTTATTTCGCCATACAAAAAAAGCTCTCCGGCATTGCCGAGGGCTTTGAACTCCCAGAATTTATGCACCTTTTGTATCTCCTTTCACCTGTGCGCTCTTTGGCGCGTTTAGTTTTGCATTTTCCAGCGGCAGCATATTGCCGTTGATAAAGTATATCCGCCCCAGCCCGTCAGGCAACGGGTTCATGTCCTCGAGCTCGCGTATATCGTCCGCGTTCATTATGCCGTTCTGCCGCATCGAGTTATAATAGCTCGTCCGTGACGCGGTATCGCCGCGCAGGAGGCCGTTTGTGTTAAATTTGTAGTAATATTCACGCTGCTCTGCCGTTGTCAGCAAGTCGCGGTAAAGCGCTTGCTCTATGCGCACGGATAGCGGGTTTATGCAATCGCGCACAAATTCAGCGCTTTGCTGCTCGATATTGCTGAATGTGGCCTTCTCCAAGTCCATGCACATATGCGGCGGCACGCCGAATATCCTGCATATTTCCGTCACCGCCCATTTGCGGCTGTCGAGCAGCTGCGTTTTTTGCATGTCTCTGTCCCACGGCTGTGCCGTGGAGCCGTTCTCTAAAAACATCCATTTGCCCGCATTCTCCACGCCCGCATAATTGGCCTTAAAGTCCTCCTTGAAACGTTCGTACGCGCTGTCGGATAATTCGCCGGGGTATGTTATATACCCGCCCGGTGATGTGCCGCTGAATCCGCGCTGTGCATACTTTGTCATGCTGTCGTTTAGGCCAAGCACCCCCGCCGCTATGTCCATCGGGTCTTCCGGCGTTCGGCTTGCAAATCTAAACCCCGGTATAAACACAAAATCGCCATCCCTCAGCGTTTCGGTTATGCCGTCCGCCGTGGCGTATATGTACTGCTCCCCGTTGCGGCTGTTGGTATAGACTTGCGAACAGTTTGCCGTGGGCAGATTCTTAAGCGCTGTTATTACTCCGCTGCGGTTGCGTACTATGCGCAGATATCCGCCGCGTGTCAGCAGTATGTTTGCCACAAGCATCTGCATCATTTCATACGCCGTCGTGGTCGGGTTTGGCAGTATATTTGTAATCTTGTATAACGGATGGTCTTTGGCCTTCTGCTTGCCGTCGTTACGGTCGCGGTACATATGCAGCGGCAGCGCCGCCATTGTCTTACTTATCAGGTCAACGCACCGGAAAACCGCCGCAACCTGTAATGCCGTATCTGCGCTTATGGCGCACCCGTTGCCCATAAGGTAATCCTGCCATGCCGTATCGCTGGATACAGGCGGCAGTTTTTCTACATTTGCCGCGCGTATCTCAATTATTTTGCCGAATAGCTTGATTTTTTTCATTCCCACCTCATATTACGCGCAAGCCGCGCTGTTCGTATACGCTTCGTTTGGGTTCCAGTTTGACCGCCGCCGCCATTGCGTCTATAAGTGCGCACATGGGGTCAATTCGCTCGATGCTCTTGTTTTTCATCGGCTTTATGTTCTCGTTGCCGTCCTGTGCTACCACAACGTTGCCAAATGTCCACCGCCCGCACGGGTTATGCTCGTGCGTTATCTCGCCGTCCATCATCAGGCGCTCCAGCTCCTTCATGGCGGGCGACATTCCCGCCATTGTCTGGGGTATGGTTATAACCTTCTGCTGTGCTACTTCCTGCTGCATCAGCGGGCGCAGGGAATCAATTCGCCATTGGTCGGCGGCAATATACTTTACATTGTAGTCCAGCATCAGCTTATCAAGATAATTTGCTATGTATGCATAATCGACGCAATTGCCGGGCGTTGCGTGCATATGCTCCGCTTTAACCCATCTGCCAAATGGTACATGGTCACGCTGTTCGCGCTCGCGCATATTGTCCTCCGGTATCCACGCATCCACAAAAAACCGCCATTCCGTCTGCTCCGGTAACGGCGGGAAAAGCACCGCCACGCCCGTAAGGTCAGTTGTGCTTGATAGGTCGATACCCACATAGCACTCGCGCCCCAGCATATCGGACTTGTGCCAGTCGCCTTCGGTATCGTCCCACAGCGTGATTGGCATCCACCCTGTGCGCTTCAACGATACCCATTGATTCAGCCGCAGCCAGCGGAAAAGCTTCTCCGCCGCAGGGCTGTTCCGCGCCTTTAACGCCTCGCTGCGGACATTCTCTATTTTTATCGACACGCCAAGCGAGGGGTTGGCGATGTACCAATTGGCCTCGTCATATATATCCGCAGTTTCAGGCACGGTATATATCTTGGCATAAAATGTCGGGTCTACAAGCTCGCCGCTTATAATTTTTGTGGCTATGTCGTGCTGCTCCCAGCCCACGCTCTTGCGGTCAGGGTCGTCGCCCGCCGTAGTGATGCACCATATAAGCTGTTCATCTCGCGCCGCGCCCGTGCCAAACGTCAGCACGTCCCACAGGTCGCGCTTGGGGTGTGCGTGCAGCTCGTCAATTATTACCACGGACGGATTAAGGCCGTGCTTAGTAGCCGCCTCCGCCGAAAGCACCTTGAACCGCGTGTGCGTGCGGAGGTTTAGCATTTCTTTCGTACTGTCCTTGATTTTTATAATCTTGGATAGCACCTTACTCTGCTCCACCATACTCTTCGCCGCGTTAAAGGCTATGGACGCTTGATTGCGGTCGGCTGCGCCGCAATATATTTCGCCTCCCGCCGCATCCATCACAAGATGGTAAAGGCTGAGTGCGGCTATAAGCTCGGTTTTGCCGTTCTTCTTGGCTATCTCCAGATAACCCGTTCGATATTGGCGCTTCCCGTCCTCATTCACTGTGCCGTATACGGCATTTATAACGTCAATTTCCCACGGCAGCAGCACAAAAGGTTTCCCGTAAAAATCACCCGTATGCTTTAACGCCTGCACAAATTCTATGACCGCAAGCGCTTTTTTTGTGTCAACCACCGTATTTGTTCAGATAGGCCGCCATTGGGTCGCTTTCTGCTTCCTTCTTGGCGGCCGCAACTCCCATTCTTGCGCGGCCTACCGGGGACAGGCACAACTGCTCCGCGTATTTCGCTATGTTCTGCCCCTCCCGCCGCATTATAGTAATATACGGGTTTTCTGCGGGTCTGCCGTCCGCATTCATATAGACCAGCGGGCGGTTCTGGTATTCCTCTTGCGCCCTGCGGTATATTGCTACGCTTTCGCAGTACGCCATAAGGGTCGATATGTCCAAGTCATTGATTATCTTCGCGTCAAGCTGGCGATACAGCTTAACTATGCGTTTCCACTCTTTTTTCGCCTCGCTTGATATGGTTTTGGGCGGCGTTAATTTATCGGTACAGCCTTCCGGTTCGCCATTCTGTCGCCCGTCAAGCGTTTCTTTTGTGTGCCTCGCCTTGGCGTTGTCCACCAGTTTCAGCGGGGTTGGTTTTCTCCCGGTCGGCATACTGTTCTCCTTTCTTGTTTTCATCCATGCGTTTATCTCATACCATTCGTGCCTTTTATGTTTTTATGTCCCTTTACGCTGTTGCAATGTATACACGCAGGCTGATGGTTGGCTTCGTCCCAGAATTTCGGGTCGCTTGCGCCATTCGGCGGGTCGATGTGGTCAACGCATTGCGCCACAATCGCACAGCCATCGTCCAGCCGCAGGGCGCAAAGCTGATTCTCCGGTCGGGACAAGAACCATTTTGAGTACTTATCCCACCTTGCATTGTACCCGCGCTCCCTTGACGTGCCGCGCCTGCCGTCACGCCTGCGCAGCTGCTCAAGCTTTTTCTCCCGCTCCGCTGCTTCGCCCGCCTCGCGGTGGTCGGCGCAATATTTGTCGGTCGTGATATTGTTGCACCCCGGCCACCGGCAAAAGTGCATAGCCCTCTGTGCCATCACGATCTCCTTGCAGGATACGGGCAGCGCTTCGCTATAAAAGAAGCGCGGCATTGTCGCCACGCCTTATGGGTGTAAAAGCCCTTGGTATACTCTTTAGCCATCAATCTCCCTGCGCCATCACAATGGCCGCTGTCGCTATATCGTCGTCAATGTCTATGACGTTCGCCGTGTCCACGCAGCTGCAATTCCACGCGGCTATAATTTGCGGCTCCCCGCCATCCGATTCGTTTAATACGACTATTGTTATTTGTTCAATGTCACCGTATTTGTCCACGCCATAATGCGCTATAAGGATATCAGCAATCTTTGTCTTAACGCTTTGCTTAAATTTTGCATCCGGGCTTGCGAGCGTGTACACCACAAGATTGTCCGTATCATCTATGTACCCCGCCACGCCAAAGGAGCTGATAATGTCGTCATATACGTCCGTCCCCTTGCCCGTGTGCGCAATCGCGTTAATTATAAGTGCTGCCACCAGCACGCATAAGACGATAAACCACGCTTGCTTGTATATCGGCTTTTTTGCCTTCGGTGGCTTCCCCTCACGCTCGCGCAGGATTTGCTCCGCGCAGTCCTTGCAGTATCCGCTTTTGCTAAGCCAGTCCGTCTCTTTGCCGCAATTTTTACAGTATGCCATTATGATATCCTCCCATCATGATGTGATAGGTCAATCATAATACCCAGCCGCCACGGTGTCAACGACTTTATCCCCTCCTTGCCGGATACGGGCACTCCTTTGCCCCGCACCGCCTTTTATTCTTGTCATAGTGTTTGCACTCTTTACAGGTGGCGGGCGTGTGTATCCATCTTATCAGCGCCATATTTCCCCCTATGCAAAAAGGCTCCCTCGCGGAAGCCCTTTTCTGATGATATCAGTATAGCATATAAATCGTGTTTTATCGTGTTGACTTTATGGGGCAATGCGATTTATAAGCCGCTCCACACCGTGCCGCTCCAAAGCCTTAGCCCAATCCTGCGATACGTGCATCCGCTGCGCCACCTTTTCCCAGTAGCCACTCTTCGCCACGCCGTACTCCACATACCTAAGCTTTATCACCTCGCACTCCAGCGGCGGCAGACACATCACCTCAAATTCTATCATGCCCGCGTGATAATTCAGCTCTTGCAGCTCGGCTTCAAGGCGCTGCTTTTTGCGCTCAAGCCGCTTTATCTCGCGCGTTGCCTTTAGCGCCGCATTGTATGTGGCATCAGATACCCCACTGCCGTGCGGCATACCCGTCAGCCTTTGCGGATGAAGGTCGTACTGGCTTTCAATCTCCTCATCCACCGTCACAAGCTGCCGTTCCTTGTCCGTGCGTGTGCGCTCCGCATTGCCCCAGTACATCAGGAGCCGCCTCACTGCCGCGCGTTCGTTTTGTCTCTTTTCCTTATCGCTTTTATCCATCCTACTGCCTCGCCTGATTTTTCACAAAAATCGAAAATTTTTTGTTCCGTTGAGGGGCCCGCGGTACGGGCCGCCTCGGCGCAGGGATTTTGATGCCCCCTCCCGCCGCCTCGGCTACACCCATAGCCGTATCTCCGGATACGCGGCTGCAAGCCTGTTAAACTCGTCTGGGTAGTTTATCCGCAGAAACACCGCTGTGCCTTTGTTGAGCAGGTCGCGTGACGTTATATAACCGAGCCGGATAAACGATTCTTCACCGCACCGGTTTTCCCCGCGCTCTATTGTTATTTTTTTGTATATCGGGTGTATTGGTGCATCGTACTCATGCAGCGCCGCCGCGACATCATACAGGGTAAACCATAGGAGCGGATGACAAACCGTCACATCGCCCATTGATGCGCTGTCAAACACTTGCCCGTGTGCTTTAGCGGCACGCATCCGTCTCCGGCTCTCCGCAGCTCGAACGCCCACAAAGCATAAATCTTTGTCCTTTGCGTACTCGCGCACCGAGCTGAAGAATACGCCGCTTTTCCCAAATGCAGCCTTTTGCGGACGTGCTATTGCGTCAAACGCAGAATCCTTGCTTTCAAATACATCAAGCTCTCTGCCAACCGCCGCGGCCACCTTGCGGCATGTCTCTACCGTGCCGGGGAACGATGCATCCGAGCAATGCAGCCACAATCTATAATCCGCCCCGACGCGTCTCGCCGCAGCGTCCACAATGTACGCCATAGCAACGCTGTCTTTGCCGCCGCTTATTGCAACATATGGTCTTTTGTGCGTGCGGAATTGCTCTTCGCAAAGCCTTATTGCTTTGTCCCGCTTTTCGGCGTATTGTCGCATGCCCGACCTGAGCGCGCCTATCTTAACAAAATCGTCAATAGTCATGTTGTCGCATTCTCCGCCGTAGCAATCGGCACATGGCACAAACGCATATTGCAGGGTTTCCAGTAAGGTGGCTTTATTCCGTATTGCATAACGGGATATGTACTAAGCTCAAGCCCCTTTGCCTCGTCACTGCCGACCACCACCGGGCGCATAAGTCCGTACTCAGGGTGCCACAGACTGTAATCCTCATCGCAGTCCTCCACATTCCATTCGGCTACAAAACCATATCCCACCGCGGGCTTTTTGCCTACGGCCGGGATCGCCGTCAATAGGTCTTGCACTTTAGCCTTGTTGCCCATGGCATAAAACTCTATATCGCTGACAGTGCTGACAACTCGCGGTATGCGGTACGCCCGGTATACGCCTACGCTGTCCGATATTATACCCGTCTCCATGTCAAGATGTCCGATCTTGTCCGCATCGAAAAAGTTGGGTCTCCTATTAATGTATTCGATGTTTTTGCCCTCGGTCTTAAATATGCCTCTGCTTGCCGCCCATCTATTATCGGGGAGCTGCCGCAACGGCAGCCCCGTATATCCGTCATATTGCGTGCTGCCGCAGCCCTCTAAGGCCTCCGGCTTGTGTCTGCGAAACCACGCATGATACAATATCGCGTCCAGCATGATGATCCCGTCTGCTGTATTTACTCTGCCGTCAAGCAGGTGCGCCGTGACTTTAATCGGCGTTGTTGGCTTTTTTGCCACCCTTCTTCCCTCCTTTCGGTGCGGCAAGGAGCGATAAATGCTCGCCGCCCTCCTCGCGGACAAAAGCCTCATATGCATCGATGAGATCTGCAATTTGCGGTTTTAGCGTTATCCTGCCGCCGCTAAGGACTATATCGCGGTTGCCGACAACAGCATCGAACAAGCCAAACCCTTTCGCCGCCATGCCGCCAAGCCTCGGCACCTTAAACCACTCGCATATAGCTGCATACAGTGCGCCGATTTCAAGAGGCGTTGTGCCATCAAGTGTAATAAGGTTTTGTACAATCTCCGTTCCCGCTGCAATATACTGTACGGAGTAGCGCATCTGCGTTGATGCTGTCCCCGCCCCTGAATCATCGTTTATATTAACTATTCGGCCGGCTTTTACATCGTTCTTGGTGTCATCGGTGCGTGTAAACTCAATTTCTTCAATCATCTCATGCCAAGATTGGGCGCTTTCTATGCCCGTAAACTGCTCGCTCTCCGCGCATACAGGGTATCCAAACGATACCAGCAGCTTACCCGCCATGATCATCGTCCCCATACCGCCGCCAAGGAGCGATACCGCCGGATAATAATTACGAATTTGTTTCGCTCGCTCTACATCGTCCCGCATCGTGCCGGAGAGGTTGCCGCCCGAAAAAAGCACGTTGAATATTTCTTTGTCCACTTTTATGTTGAGCGTGTTTAGGAGGTGAAGCGCTGCGCTATCCCTGATCTGACCGCGCGTACTGTTGCCGGTTATCACAGGCAATCTCCCTTGCGTCGTGAGAACGGTTTGAAAATAGCTACCGGTGCTGGCGGTCTCGCCAATGTGCGAAACAGGCGAAAGCAGTCTGTATTTTATATTAGTATTCATATTCGGCCCCCTCCTCTTTATACTCCATCTTTTCGCGTTGAATGCGGTCGCGTACAAGCATACACAGATAAATTGATTCATCCGACATTATGCGCAGCAGACTGTTATCCTCGATAATCGGTATTCTGTAGTCCTTTATAGCATCGCTCATTATCAGCTCGCCAGTTCCAGGCATTAGCACAGGATCGTCGGTTGACAAATAGCGTGGCTTAACGCTGTCTATCTTCGCCGCGCGGCAGAATTTTTGCATAAACTCTGCCGTTGTGCTACTTTTTAGGCAAGCTCCGCGGATGTAGCTGTTAAACCTGTCCCATGTCTCCAACCCATTCAGCGGGCTGTTTTTGTTGCGGCTGCGGTACATTGCGTAGAGCAGTAGCGCCGCACTCGCGTGTTTTACGCTGTCAGTATTGAATTTATACAACATATTGCCTCCTCGTCTGTTATATCTCTTTTTTGTCCGCAGTAGATTGGTATTTGTATCTCCCGTGATGCTCTCAGCTCGTGCCGAAGGTAGCTAAATGCACCCGCGCCGACCTTTTGCATCACCTCATAGCGCATCTTCCCATCCGCCAACGCTTTTTTTGATTGTCCGAGTGTCATAAGCGACTCAACAAAATCAAACAGCGTCCGCATCCTGCTCGTTGTGGTGTATATCGTCTCGGTCTCAAGCTGCACCGCGAACGGTGTCGGCGCATGATTCATTCTCGCTCGATAGAATAGATGCTTTTTTTGCGATGTAGTTATCACAAACATAAACGGCGGCTTTTGCTCCTGCGTGATCTCGTCCCGAATGCTCCGTACATTTAGCAGCCTTATCCCGTCAGCGTCTTTGATGTAACTGTAAAAGTACAGGCTAAAAAGGTCTGCGCAGTCATTGCATACATAATCCCCGATGAGCGCGTAGTCCGTAAATGAGCCCGAGATAATATCCGTCGTTCTAACGCCCTGGCTGCATTCCCGTCCGCAAACGTGGCATCTAAACTCCGCCTCGGCACTCGCAAATTCCTTCACTGCGACATCCTTTATAATGTCATTTCCGTCTGCATCCCGTGTTTCGTATCTAAGTGTTTTCATTTCTACCTCCTATCCCCGCACAAATTCCGGGCACTGCCGCACATGGTGCGATTGCGTCGGCTTGTCGCTGTATAGCCGCGTCTCGTCCGCGTCCCAACCCTTGACGGGCTTAAAGCTCCTGCTCCATGAGCACCCGCGCTTGCCGTACTTGTCCGGCACAGCATTGGCGCAAGACCAGCACAGTGTCTGGGAGTATAGGGTCTTCGCGCAGGGGCTTGCGCCATCATAATACTTATGCGCATCGCCTGTCGGCGCGCGAAGCGCCAAGTGCGCCATCATCCTGCGCAAGGTCGCGGTAGTCACGCCGATATGCTCGGCAATCTCCGTCCACTTCCCCCCCTGATTGCGCATCTGCTTCACATCGTCCCAGCCTGGCCAGTCAGGGTCAAGCATGGCATTTAACCTGTCGTACCTGCTGGGGCCGATAGCAATGCCACGCCTGCCCGCACGCTTTTGCAGTGTCGGGCCGCTCACGCCATACGGCTCCGCGATATCGCCCCATGTCTTGCCCGCCTCACGCTGCTTGCTCACGTCATCCCAGTCCACTGGTGCCAGGGTGGGTTTGCGCACCAAGCGCGTATCTATGCCATGCTCTTGCGCGTAGCTGTGTAGTCGGTCGCGCGATACATGATACTTCGCGGCTATGTCAGCCCATTTCATGCCCTCCGTGCGCAGACGCTGTATATCCTCTATGGACGGCAGCGGGTTATAATCTGTGCGCCTTGGTATATCCACGCCCGCCAGCCTTGCATATCTCGCCAGCGCGCCGCCCGTTATGCCGTACAGCTCGCCCACTTGGTCAAGATTCGCTCCTTGCTCGCGCCGCCTCTTGATATCCTCCCAATCCGCCTCGATGATGTCATCTATAGTCCGTATCTTTTTCATAGTTTATCTCCGTTTAATGGCATTTTCTATCTCGCGATATTCCGAGGGAAATAGCTCCACCGCATTGCAAGCAGCTTCTATCGCCTCGCTTTTGGTTATATATTCTTCGTTCATTACATTTGTAATGTCGAATTGTGGCGTATATTCATCGGATAGTTCCTTTCTTATATCCTCCCGTTCCGCATCGGGATAAGACATTGGGCACTGCCTTTGAACGTTCGCGATATGTTTGATTTGTTCATGCGAGAACATGTATAGATGATCCAAAACTACTTCTCTACGCTTGATTCTGTCCGGATGGCAACTACCACCATATCGGCATTGACACATATCAATTCTATAGTTACAAATTGGACATTTATCCGTCGGCGGCTCTGGTAGTAAGCGTGTCATACTATTACCTCCATGTTTACTGTTCTTGGGATGGTGACTTCGGTATCTTTGGACACTGTCTGTACATCATTAGTCTTGAAATTCCACGTATTGTACTCATTCCCCCAGCCTATTTTCACGCATACATCGGTTTCATTAAGCATAAAAATTTCGCCTATGCTTAGTGAGCTGAACACAGCTTTGGTACTATTTGATATGTTTATTTTCATACGTCCTCCTTGTTCATTTTTGCTCCGCAGGTATCGCAGTACATGCTCTTCGCCTTCCCCCGTGATTCCGCCGCAACATATAGCCCCGCTTCACGCAAATCGTCTGTGCAAAAATATAAATTCATGCCTTCATTCCCTCCTTCTGTGGTTCAGGACATATCCGTATGGGCATTATCAGTTTTATATCTTCTTCGTTAGTCCTCAAAATAATAGGCTCTGATGCCCCCCCTAATCTCCAGCGTTATGTACTGCGAATGCTTACCGCCGCACGATATTTTTGCCGCCCGTAATGCGCTTAATAGCAAGTCCCCGTTAAATGCAATCTTATAGCGCGCATCACTTCGGGGGATTACCTTTCCCCAGTCAAAGCCTTCTATGTCGGGCTGTACACAACCGTATATAAGCCCTTCGCAGTCCACAATAAGTCTGTTGCCCTGCAATTCGATTTGTGCATACACGTCTTTGCGTGACGGCAATTTTACATTACCCCCAATGTATGCGATAAAATCTTCGTCACACTCGGCCATCGCGGCGTTTTCAACAGCCATCATAAAGCCATCCAGCGCAACCGCAGTTACACGCTTGTTTTTTGCGCTAAATTCCAGCTTGATAAGCTTAAACAGTGGCCTTCCGCCGTGTACATCAACAAATGCTTTCGTTGCCGCAACAAGGCGGTTAAATTCCCTTGTGTTAATTACCGCTTTCATTTTAGATACTCCTTTATCACTTTTATTGCTTCCTCCGCTCCCTTGCAAACAACGGCCTCATAGCCTTGCTCCGCAAGCGCGGTTATCCAGCTTTTTTGCGTCTCGCTCACCGTGCCGCCTTTTTGCCGCTTTAACTCGATGTATAGCCCGTGATACCCGTTACGCGCCACGGGCAAGCACATATCAGGCACGCCTGACTTAACGCCCTGCGCTTTTAGGGCGATAGCCGTCTTGATTGCCCGCTTGCCGCCGTTGGGTATGGCGTACAGCAGCCCCAGTTCTGGGTGGGCGGCGGTCTCCATTGCCGCCCATTGAAAGATTATCCGCTGCTCCGCGTCCTCAAGCGGCACGGTTGGCGGGGTGTATGTGCGTCTCATTTTCTCCCTCCCCGCGCTTCGGCGGGCGCATGCGCATCCGCCTGATATATCCGCATCGTCTTGCCATCTATCCGCATGCGTACAAGCCCTCCGCGCTGGCATGCCGAGCGGTATGCCTTGTATAGGTCTTGGCGGCTGGTTGCGGTGTACAGCACCTTTGTAACACCGCAATTTATCTCGATTAGCTCAAATGTGTGCATCTTATCCACCTCCCAGCAAGTCCGTCCCTATGCTGTCAAGCTCTGCCGCGCTGTATGTACGGCTGCTGCACAAATCCCGCTGCCGGTTAGGGCGCGATGTGGCGGATTGCTTGCGCTCGGCATCCCGCTTTTCCCACGTCCGCACGGCCGCCTTCCAGTCCTTCATGGGCGCGCTGCCCACCTTCCAGCCCTTGGCGGCATAAAAATCCACAAAAGCTTGTGCGTCTACGTGATTGCCGCGCTCCACGCAGTATGCGCGTACCTCGTCCGCTGTGGGTTTGACAAAGCGTTTTTCTGGGGGGCGCTCCCCATTAGGGGGGATATCCCCGTTAGGGGATAGGGGGATAATTTTATTTTCTTTGTCTTTGTCTTTGTCTTTTAGGGTTTCGTTCGGTTTTTTTGGGTTAT